CAGGAGCGGTTCGGTGCGAAATTCAAGGATATCAATAACCGAATCGAAGCACTGATCAGTACTGCCAGGGATGAAGGAGATATGGAGCAGGAGATAGCCATACTGGAGGCTATAAAGAAAGGTTTCCCGGCAAGAAAGGTGAGCCCCGGAGCATCGGCGGCATTCTTCCGGTTGAACCAGAGGAAGCTGGAGGCACTGATCCGGGCGACGACATCAGACCTGGAAAAGGCTGAGACAGCCGTCCTGCGCATGGCAAATGACCAATATCGCAAGATTATTTTTAATGCTCAGATATATGCCAACAGCGGAGCCGGAACCTACGAGAAGGCGGTAGACATGGCTACAAAGGATTTCATTGCCGCTGGTCTTAACTGTGTAGAATATGCCAATGGATCCAGACACACATTGGCAGACTATGCGGACATGGCAATACGGACAGCCAGTAAGCGTGCATACCTGCAGGGGGAAGGGCAGAAAAGGCAGGAATGGGGGATATCCACGGTGATCATGAATAAGCGTGGAAATCCCTGCCCCAAGTGTTTACCGTTTGTTGGTAAGATACTGATCGATGATGTATGGAGCGGCGGAAGCGCCAAGGATGGACCATATCCCCTGATGAGCGCGGCAATAGCAGCAGGACTATACCACCCTAGATGCAGAGACAGCCACACTACCTATTTTCCAGAACTGGAGGATTTGGATAATGAATACAGTAAAAAAGACATAGAAGATATCGAAGAACAGAACAGGAAAGAAGCAAGACAGCAATATGCAGAGAGACAAGAGAAAAAATTCCATAGATTAGCATCATTTTCACTGGATCCGGAGAATAAAAGCAAGTACCGTGCGAAGGAAAAAGAATGGAGTCAGGAAACGGAAGACCGGTATAAAGTTCCTGATGAGGTGAAAGTGCCGAGATCGGATACTCCGCAGATTATGATCGATTTAATGGATCAGTACACAAGAGATGAGTGCATCAAGATAGATGAACTGTCAGAATATGCATTTTCGTATGATCTTGATAATGATTTGATAATTATCAATCCGAGACATCCGCAGTATGAAGAGGAGAACTACAAGCATGTGCTGGCGCATGAAATAGCCCATAGAATTGATCATAATGAGTATGGCAGTCCCATGTATGCTGAATTCGCAGAGGCAATAAAAAATACAGAAAACAAAATATTGCAAAAAAAGGAGAAGTATCAACGGAGACTTGCTGTAAATGGTGATTTAGAGTACAATTACTTCATCAGTGATATAATGTCATGCATAACAGACAATGTGATTACAGGAGTATACAGACATGAATCACAATACATAGGTAAACCCGGATATGCGGAGTCGGAGATATTTGCGGATATATATGCTGCATTGTATCAGTCGGATGATATAACTGTAGAATTCATAAAAAGTGAATTGCCAGAGCTATATGAAGCATTTATGAAAGTGCTAAAGAGGTAATTATGTTCAAAAAAGAATTTGTTGAAAAAATGAAAAACGATGAGGAACTGCAGGAGTTGCGCAGGAAAGTATTATCCTTCTCCGAAAAAATGGGAGATGCCGCATACATCATCGGAAAAGATAAAAGCTATGAGGATTATAAAGAACGTTTGCGAAGAATGGTAAAAGAACATGAAGCCACCGGTCAGTAGATTGGTGGTATTTTTATCTCGAAAAAAGAAAATTGCACCGGTGCAACAAATAATCTGGAATCAACACGCTTCATGGCGTGTTTTTTTATGCCCAAACACGAGCAAGGCAATAAACTGCAGCGTGACCGGAGACACCGAAGACAATGGATCGCAGTAAGGGTGACACCCTCAAAATGGAAAGGAGCACGTTATGTTTTACAAGACAGTAAGAAGATTCTTAGACCCCGATGGAAGCCAGGGCGGAGCACCGGCAGGAGAACAGACTGATCAGCAGTCACAGCAGAATGCAACACCGCAGATTGACTATGGGAAAATCCAGCAGATGTTGGATGGAACGCTTGCGGCAAAAGAGGATACGGCATTGAAAGCCTATTTCAAGCAGCAGGGACTTTCCCAACAGGAGGTGGAACAGGCTATAGCAACCTTCAAGGAACAGAAGGCGGCAAATCAGCCGAATGTGGAAGCATTGCAACAGCAGGCTGCAACCGCAGCAGCTGAGGCAAGACAGGCACAGATCCAGCAGGCAGCGACGATGACAGCAGTCGGACTGGGAATCAGCGTAACATCCATTCCCTATGTACTGAAGATGGCAGATTTCAGCCAGACAGTAGGACAGGATGGAAAGATCAGCAATGAGAAACTTACGGAAGCCCTGAATAAGGTGCTAGAGGATATTCCTGCATTAAAGCCGCAGGAGACAGATACTACAGGTTTCCTTCATGTAGGGACAGGCGGAGATCCTTCGCAGCATACACAACAGGCAACCGTACAACAGCAACAGACACCGACCAAAAGATGGAATCGGTGGAACTAAGGAAAGGAAGGTATGAGATATGCCTAATTTAAACTATGCACAGCAGTGGAGTCCTGAACTCCTGCAGATTCTGATACAGGGAGCGTTAACATCTCCCTTCATTACATCTAATGTAAGATGGCTGGATGCGAAGACATTCCACTTTACACAGACGAGCACCACTGGTTATAAGAATCACAAGAGAACCGGTGGTTGGAACATGGGATCCTTCGATCAGACAGATGTTCCATTTACAGTAACCCATGACAGAGACGTTCAGTTCCTGGTAGACAAGGCAGATGTGGATGAGACCAACGCAACTGCATCCATGCAGAATATCTCCAGAACCTTCGAACAGACTCAGGTAGTGCCTGAGACAGATGCCCTGTTCTTCTCCCGTGTGGCACAGGTGGCACAGAAGACAGAGGGATATCACAGCCAGACCGCTATTTCTGCTTATACCAAGGCAAAGGTATTCGGAATGCTGAAGGACATCCTTGCAAAAGGAAAGTTGAGACGGTATAAGGCAAATGGCAGCCTGCTTATGTATGTGGTCAGTCCTATTATGGATGCACTGGAGCAGTCCACTGAGTTTACCCGTAAAATTGAACTTACACAGATTGCTGAGGGTGGTATCGGCATCGAGACAAGAGTAACGGAAATCGATGGTGTACCCATCATGGAAGTTATCGACGATGAGCGTTTCTATGATGCTTTCGACTGGGAGCCTGCTGAGGGTGGATTTGCTCCGTTGAAAAAGGTGGCCGAGGACACCAGTAACCACGTTGCTGCTGTAACCGGAGCTCATAAGATCAATGTACTGGTGGCATGCGGACAGACCTGTAAGACGGTTCCTAAGATCGCGTCTATCTATTATTTCAATCCCGGAACACATACCGAAGGAGACGGATACCTGTACCAGAACAGATCTCTGTCTGACACCTTTGTATTCCCGAATGGTCGTGACGGCAAAGTGGACAGCGTCTATGTAGATGTAGATACCACGGAGTACACCGGGGAGTAAGGAGGACCTATGTCCTACAAACCTTATGTAAGAAAAGAAGAATATAAAGATAGTTATAATGGCAACGTGATTCCTGACGGAGAGCTTGAAAGAGCACTTCGTCAGGCCTCCCGGCATATTGACAGTCTGACATTTAACCGGATTGTGGCAGCAGGATTCGACCATATGACAGCTTTTCAACAGGAGACCATCAAAGAGGTTGTCTGCATGCAGGCAGATTTCGAGTATGAGAATGCAGATGAAATCAATACGATTTTATCCAGCTATAGCATAAATGGAGTATCCGCACAGTTCGGAAGTTCCTGGAATGTTTTTATGGAAAAAGGTATTGCCATGAAGCGGGATGTCTATTCGTTGCTGATGCAGACGGGTCTGTGTTGCAGAATTGCGAGGTGATTCCATGAAATATCCGTGTCTGGTGCCCAAAAGATTATGCAAGACAGATATCTCTGTTGCGATAGATCAGGAAGGACTGAACAAATACGGGGAGCCATTGAAGCCGGTGGAATATTCCGGAAAATGTAACTATCAGGACAAAGCCAAGACTGTGCTGACAGCCGAGAAGAAACTGATAGAGATTACAGGAACAGCATTGTTTCCAGGAGATATTTGCCCGGAGCTTCCGGCTATATCCGGAGGAAGTGCTGTGATATTTGGGGGTAAGCGCAGGATTCTGGAAGGGCGTAAGGCGAGAAACCCGGACGGAACAGTCAACTATACGGAGGTGCTGCTGGTATGATCAGTGTAAACTCCACAGTAAAGCTGAATTTTCCGAAGATCCAACAATTGACGAGAGCACAGGTGATGGCTTTAGAGCAGACCGCTGAGGCATTACATACCAATGTGGTGCAGGCACAGGTGTTCCCAAGGGATACCGGCAATCTGCAAAACGAGAGCACTTTTGTCGATTATTCGGAGAGCAGCCAGGGAAAAGTCAGTATCATATCTAGCACACCCTATGCAAGACGGCTTTATTTTCACCCGGAATATCATTTCCAGAAGACGGAGAATCCGAATGCAAGAGGCGAATGGTATGAGGACTGGATCTCTGGGAAGAAATCAGAGTACTGCCAAAAGGCATACAAACAAATATACAGGAGGATTGCCGGATTATGATGTTATCGGATGTGCGGGATTATGTGGAATCCATTGAACTGGCAGACCATGTATATATGGGAAGCCTGCCGGACAAGCAGGAGAAGTCCATCGGTGTTTATAACAGCAAACATCAGCAGGAGTATAAGACAGCATTAGGAGGACCACAACTTGTATCTTACGGGACAAAATATGTCACCCTGTTGATTCACTGGAATAATTCGCCGAGAGAGTCAGAAAAGACAGCCATGACAGCATTTGATGCGGTGAAGGCTGCAAGAAATGTAACGGTCAACAATCAGTTGATAAAATTTATACAGCCTCTTTATGAACCGCAGGATGTCGGAAAAGATGATGCCGGTATCTGCGAATGGGTCATAGAGATGGCTGTTATTTATGAGAAAGGAAAAGGTGAAAAAGAATGAGCACACCTATTACAGGAGTATATCCCTGTTATGAAAACCAGTTTCAGGTTGATGCTGCGGAAAGCGGAGCTGAAAAAAATATGGTTAATATTGCGGACTGTGAGACATTCAGCGTATCCTTCGACAATGGAGTAGAGGAATGGCATCCTTTTACGGAAGAAGGATGGGTAAGACGTCTGCTTACCAGTAAAGGTGTCACGATTTCCGTGACTGCAAAAAGGAACGTCGGAGATGCCGGTAACGATGCTGTAGCGTCTCTTGCATGGGTAAACGGCCGCTCCGCAGAGAAAAATGTCCAGTGGACATTCCCGGATGGAACGGTGGTTAAATTTAACGGGGCAGTTATTAACGTGAAAAATATCGGCGCTGGAGACTCTACAGCCGTGGCTCCTCTGGAGTTTGATATTATGAGCAACGGCAAACCGGAGATTTCTACAGCAGCATAAAAACAGGAGGCTATTATGGCAAAGAAAATTGTAGATATTACAGAAAAACTGAATTTTGATGAGAATCCGGTATTGAAGGTGAAGGATGTCACCATAGAAGTCAATTCCGATGCAGCCACTGTACTGAAGATCATGGGCCTTTTTTCGAAGGGTACATCAGCTAAAGAAGTGTTGGCGGTATATGAACTGATTTTCAATGAGAAGGATCGGAAAAAGATCGATAAACTGAATCTCCAGTTTAAGGATTTACAGACGATCATCATGGCAGCAGTAGACCTGATCACGGGAGATGAAGAGCCGGGAGAGCAGTGACCCGTACTATGATCTGATCGGAGATTACAGTCTGATCGTATCATCCTTCCAGGCTCAGTACGGGATACGGCTGTCGAAAGAAATTGATACCATGAAGTGGGATGAGTTTAGGGATCTTCTTATCGGAATCGGACCGGAGACACCGCTGGGACGGATCGTAGCAATCAGGGCCGAGGAGGATAAGGATATCTTAGACCATTTTACTCCAGAACAGCACAGAATCAGAAATGAATGGCGTGCAAACAGAGCAAAAAAGGTAGCGCCTGATAATATGGCAGCAGTACTTGATCAACTGAAGAATGCGTTCATTTCTCTGGCAGGGGGCGATATACATTGAAAAAGTAGATAAGAAAAAAGTAGTGTGTCCTTACTGTGGGCATCCGGTGAATGCAATGCAGACGGAAGATGCACATTGCAGAGGAATTTATTTCCGCTGTAAAAATAAGGACTGTAAAAAGATTTTTGAGTTGAAGTTATAAGACGCTGTGCCGATGTGCCTGTCTTAGAAGGCAGGCTGGTTATGAGTGAAGCTACAAGCGTTGGACAGATCGGATTAGATCTGGTCGTAAATAAAAAGGACTTTAATAAGCAGATGAGCGGCATCCAGAGCCTGGCTACGAAAGTAGGTAAGAAACTGGCTGCCGCTTTTGCTGTAAAAAAGCTCGTAGATTTCAGTGAGAAGTGTATCGAACTGGGATCAGATCTGAGTGAAGTGCAAAATGTTGTGGACGTAACATTCCCGGCAATGTCAAAGCAGGTAGATAAATTTGCGCATAATGCCGCAACTGCATTTGGACTGTCCGAGACGATGGCCAAGAGGTACACAGGAACCTTCGGTGCAATGGCCAAGGCTTTCGGATTCAGCGAGAAGCAGGCATACGATATGTCTACCACTCTGACAGGACTGGCGGGAGATGTGGCATCCTTTTATAACATATCTCAGGACGAAGCATATACAAAGCTGAAATCGGTATTCACTGGAGAAACAGAGAGTCTGAAAGATCTTGGTGTCGTCATGACACAGACGGCACTGGATGCCTATGCTATGGTCAACGGCTACGGGAAGACCACTGCGGCTATGTCGGAGGCAGAAAAGGTAGCCCTACGGTATTCCTTTGTTCAGAGTAAACTGGCGACGGCATCCGGGGACTTTATGCGGACTTCTGATGGCTGGGCCAATCAGGTCAGAATCCTGAAGCTGCAGACTGAGTCTTTTATGGCGGCAATCGGTCAGGGATTGATCAACGTCTTGACACCGGCAATCAAGGTGATCAATACCCTGATGGGAAAACTGGTACAGCTGGCGAATGTATTTAAAGCATTTACGGATAAATTTGCCGGGAAGAAGGGTAATGATGTAGCCACAGGCATGGCGGCTGCAGAGGTTGCGTCTGCCGGAATCAGTGATAATATTAATGCCGCGGGAAAAGCAGCTAAAAAGTTAGGTGGATTACTTCCAACTGATGAATTGGATTTGCTCTCCCAGAAGACAGATTCCTCTTCGGCATCCGGAGGATCTTCAGGAATAGATATTGCTGGTTTGCAGACTTCCACGCAGGAAGTTGAAGCCAGTGTGGATAAAATTTCGAAAAAACTCTCAGATGCATTCAAGATTCCCGGTGTCAAAAATTTTGCAGATCAGTTCAACAATGGTCTGAAAAAGATTGATTTCGGAAATCTGAAGGATAATTTTTCAAGAATCATGGCTCAGATGGATCCATTGGCCAAAACTACAGTCAGAAACATTGAGACAATCATGGATCCGCTGGGAGGATATCTCGGAAACAGAATCGGGAATAAGATTGCTGTTACAGCCAAGGCGGTAGACCTAGGGCTGGATGGAATTGCAAGCTATCTGGAGCGCAACAGGAAAAAGATAGAATCCTGGAGCAGTGATGTAAGCCAGTCTATTGCGAACGGATTTACAAATCTTACGGATATCAATGAGCAGATATACAATAATCTGCTCGGGGCACTGGATAAAGCAGGACCTGATATTGCAAACGGAATCAATGATATTCTGACTGGATGTACTGGATTTGGAATGTCACTGGGAACAATCTTCGCGGAAGGGTTTGAAATTTCCACAGAACACACATCCCAGTGGATGAAAGACAATCAGGAGCTGATAGAAGGTACACTCACAGATCTGTTTGAATTCGGTGGAGAATGTGCATCACTGGCAGGAAAAATTGTTGAAGAACTTGGTAGCTCTCTTACAGACTGGTGGGAGTCTCAGGGAAGCAGTACCTTTGGAAACATTGTAGATGCCTGGAATGATATCAAGAAGACGGTTTTAGAACTGTGGAATGATATTGCAATGCCGGTACTGAATCATGCAAAGGAAGCGTTACAGGAATTATGGGAAGAAAATCTAAGACCACTATGGGATAACATTCTTAATCTGATCAGCTCAGTAGGCGATTTCCTTGCAGCCGCGTGGAGTACCGTAATCAAACCAATTATTGGGTATCTGGCACCGACAATCAAGCAGGTGGCAGACATTGTGATAAACATCATGAGTACCGTATTCGCAACCGTGTCAGACATTATATCTGGAGCCATGAAAATACTGGGAGGACTGTTGGACTTCCTCACCGGAGTGTTTACAGGCAACTGGAAAAAGGCATGGGAAGGCTTACAAAAAATTACGGATGGAATCTGGCAAGCAATTTGGGGATCTATCAAGGGAGTATGTAATCTTATTATTGACGGTGTGAATGCAATGATTTCACTGATATATTCTACACTACGCAATGTGGTAAATGGCATCGGAAGCGTCGCAAAGAAGGCAGGAGATCTGGTTGGAAAAGACTGGGGCTTCGAAATGCCGAGTGATCCACCGCAGATACCTAAATTGTGGAACGGTGGATATGTCAAGGCTAATACGCCACAGCTTGCCATGATCGGTGATAATAGGCATCAGGGAGAAATTGTATCACCGGAAGATAAGTTACAGAAAATGGCACTGAGTGCAGCGCAGGCTGCGGCAGGATCTGGAGGAACCATTTCCGCGGAAAAGCTGGATAAGATCATTACACTTTTGGAGACCATCATCAGAATCATAGCTTCTGGAAATACGATAGAAATAAATGGCGTGAAATTTGCGGAATTATTGAAAAAGGTAAACAGGGAGTATTTTAAGGCAACCGGAAATTACCTGTTGCTGGATGTATAAGGAGGCAACAGAATGGCATTTCAAGGGTGGCTGTTAAAAGTAGGAGATACAGATATTTCGAAATATGTGGATATCGAAAATTATAAGGTAAGTCCAGAACAGAGAGCAGACTTGGATTCTGACAGAAATGGATTGAATAAGTTATACCGTGAGGTCGCAGACCATTATACAACCAAAATAGAGTTCAATACAATTCCTATGGAGTCTGCAGAAATGACAGATTTTCTGCAGGCTTTGGAAACTGCATACATAAATGTGAAGGAAAGGAAAGCATTAGTCACATACTTTGATGTGAACACCGGAGAATATAAGACGGGAGAAATGTATGTGCCGAATTATACAGTAGAAACGAAGTCGTGGAACGGCATGGAGCTTGAGTATAAACCTCTGCGTGTTGCATTCATAGAGTATTAAGGAGGAGACATGGTAGATTACAAATATAAAGATATTTATAATGACACATCTGTTTCCAAAAAAATGCAGATTGAATGTAGTGATGGAAGTGTGCTGAATGAGGAGGACTGGAAAGGTGAAAGCGCAGAACTCACAGAGAGACTATGCTCAGAGAGTGAAATAAGTTTTGGCAGATGTGAGGCGAGTACTTTCAAATTGAGGGTCAGGGAACGGGTAGTACCTCTTGCAGGGAAAAAGATATCAGTATCAGTAACATTGGAAGGAGCCGATGAGGCTCCTTTTATGATGGGAGTTTATAAAGTGGATTCTGATGTACCTACGGCAGATAGAAGATATCGGGATATCGTAGCATACGATGCTATGTACGACATCCTGAATACAGATGTGGCTGCGTGGTATAACAGCCTGACATTTCCGATAACTCTTCGGCAGTTCCGGGATAACTTTTGCACATATGTCGGCGTGGAGCAGGAAGAAATTACGTTGGTTAACGATGATATGGTGGTAGAAAAAACCATAGATCCCGGAGAACTCCCAGGAAAGACGGTTATAGAAGCCATCTGCGAGATCAATGGCTGCTTTGGACACATTACCCGAGCAGGCAAGTTGCGATATGTGGTGCTGGAGCAGATGATAGAGGGGCTGTATCCGGCGGATGATCTGTATCCGTCAGATGACCTTTATCCTGCAGATCCGATGGGAACATCGGAAGTATCCAAGAGCATGTATCTATCCTGTCAGTATGAGGACTTTATCTGTCAGCATATTGATAAGCTGCAGATCCGGCAGGAAGAGAACGACATCGGTGCTATCTCCGGTACCGGTAATAACTGTTACATCATAGAGGATAACTTTTTGGTGTATGGCAAGTCTGCGGCAGAACTGCAGACTATCGCAGACAATGTCCTCAGCGTGATCGGTGTCGTATGGTACCGTCCGGCACAGGTGGAAGCCCGCGGCAATCCCTGCCTGGAGGTGGGGGATGGCATTTTGTTACATACGACCCGTGAAGATGTGTACACTTACATCCTGCAGCGAACCCTGAAAGGCATCCAGGCACTCCGGGACAGTTATACAGCGGAGGGTGAGGAGTACAGGACCGGACAGGTTAATGGACTGCAGAAGCAGATTATCCAGTTAAAGGGAAAAACAAATGTGCTTACCAGGACGGTGGATGAAACTCGTCTGGAAATGAAAGATATCAACCAGAATCTGTCCACGCAGATCAGCATCAATGCACAGCAGATCCTTACCAAGGTATCCAAGGACAATATCGTTTCAGAGATCAATCAGACTGCGGAAAGCATCAAGATCAAGGCAGAACGGATAGACCTGGTCGGTGTGGTAAATGCGGATGAACTGGTCAGCAAATATGCCACCATAGAGACGTTGAATGTGGCAAAACTGGAACTGAACAACCTGATTGCCACCAAGGCAACCATTGACTCTCTGAACGCCGTCAGTGGCCGCGTGGGGAGCCTGGAAGCAGATCATGTGACAGTCTCTGATCTGAATGGTGTAAGCGCCCGTTTGGGAACGGTAGAAGCCAACTATATCAGTGCCGGAACCGTAAAGGCTAATTACATGGAAGTAGCCAACTGGACATCCTCCGGTGTGATTAAAGCGGACAGAATCAGCGCTGCGACTATCGTAAATAAGCTATCAAGCGTTGATCTGGTCAGCGTAAGAGCTATCGGTGTGTCGGGCTATATGAATTATAAAGGTACGGTAGTTGCGTGGAGAACAAAATCCATTAGTGGGACTGTTATTACTTATTTGGGACCGGAGGATTAAGAATGAGCAATTTAGAAATCAGGGAATTTAGTCAGGCAATTACAAACTTTGTGGATAGTTCCGGGTTGCCGGAGGAAGTCAAGCGTATGGCTTTGCAGGATATCCTGATAAAGCAGGAGCGGCGTGCAGAGGAAGAATTATTAATGGAAATTGCGGTCAGAGACGCACTGGAGAAAAAACAGAAAGAAGAGAAAGGGGAAGAGCAGAATGCAGAAAGCGTATGAACCTACCGTTTGGGAAAATAAGCCGTCAATCAACACACCGCTGAATAAGCGTAATCTGGATAAGCTGAGTCAGGGTGTAAGCACCATTGATGACCGTGTGATCACGCATGAACTCACCAAGTTTGACAAGGTCGATGCGCAGTCCTGCATCAATAAGATTGATTATAATGAGACTACTGGTAAGTTTACAATCACGGCGGTCTCCGGCGCACAGCAGGTCATCGATACCATGCTGGAAAAACTGGCGGTCAATTTTGACTATGATCCGGATGCACAGCAGCTGATCATCACGCTGGATGATGGCACGCAGAAGTCCGTGGATCTCTCAGCGCTAATCACACAGTTTGAATTTCTCGATTCGGGCACGATTTACTGGACAGTAGGAGACGATGGCAAGGTAAAGGCAGACATCAAAAATGGCAGTATCACCGCAGATAAGTTGCAACCAAATTATCTGGCGGACATCACTGTGCAAGCCGAGAATGCAAGCGCCTCCGCGACCGCAGCGGCAAAGTCAGCGACGGCGGCAGCAGGATCCGAGACGGCAACAGCAAAGTCCGCGGAATCCGCCAGGGTGTCTGCGGAGCAGGCAGAGATATCCGCCGATAATGCCAGTGCAAGTGCGACGGCGGCAGCAGGATCCGAAACGGCAGCAGCAAAGTCTGCGGAATCTGCGCAGACCACCAGCAAACACGCAGAGGATTTGGTGGAAGATGTTACACAAAAACTGGAGACCGGTCAATTTAACGGTCCTCAAGGCATTCAGGGTCCGAAAGGGGAAAAAGGCGAAAAAGGGGAAAAAGGCGAAAAGGGGGATACAGGAGAAAAGGGAGAGCGCGGAGACAGTGGGGTAACCGTGCCTATAAACGGTTTGTTTACTCTTTCTGGGGATGCGGAGGGGAACCTGTGGGCGTATTACGCGGATGGAGCAGATGCACCACAATTTTCTACGGATGACAATGGAAATATCTATTATATAACACCGGATGCATAGGAGGATGGATTATGGCAAAGGTATTAATTGGTAATTTTAAAGGTCCACAAGGAGGTCAGGGAATTCCCGGACCGCAGGGAGAACAGGGAGATCAGGGAATCCGGGGCTCACGCTGGACAGAAGGTACCGCGATTACCGGGACAAGCACCACACCTACAGTATTTAGCGGCACAGGAATATCGGATGCACTTGCAGAAGATATGTATCTTAACACAGATACCGGAAATGCATATCGTTGCACAACTGGCGGAGTGGCTACGGTAGCAAAGTGGGTATACGCCTGTAATCTTAAAGGCATCAAGGGTGATACAGGAGCTAAGGGAGATCCCGGAACTGCCGGCCCGAAGGGAGAAAAGGGAGATACAGGAGAACAGGGACCTAAAGGAGATACGCCTACTGTGGCTGACAACATGACCGTGGCTTTTACCCAGGCATCCAGCCGTTCTAACATTGCGACCGGAGAAAAACTGTCCGTAATCATGGGTAAGATCAAGAAGTTTTTT